TCGAATCTGAAAATCCTGTTGATGACAAACAGGAGTGAGCATCTAATCGGTCAAGTGAGTGAGTTAGATGAAGAACCTGCAATCTTAGTTGAAAAATGTTTTAGTATTTCTCCTGAAGGAGTATTGACACCATTCCCTCCGTTTGCTTCACAACGTGATTTGTTCTTGACATCTGAGTCAGTTTTGACTATAGTGGATGCATCAGAAGAAATTACCAAGGAGTACAACGCAGCGAATGAGTAGGTTCTACACCAACGTTCAACTTGCAGGTAATACAATTCTCTATCGTGGGTACGAGGATGGGCAGAGAGTCCAATCTCGTGCCCATTTTAGTCCTACTTTGTTTGTAACTTCAAACAAAGAAGAGAAGTATAAGACACTTGAAGGTGATAATGTTCGTCCAGTTAAATTTGAATCCTCACGAGAAGCAAGGGAGTTTATTCAACAGTATCAGAATGTTGAAGGGTTTAAAGTTCATGGGTATGAACGATTTGTATATCAGTTTATTACCCAAGAGTTTCCTGATGAGGTTGATTATACTATCAACCAGATGAAGATCTACGCAATGGACATTGAGGTTCAATGCGAGAATGGATTCCCTAATGTAGAAGAGGCAGCAGAAGAAATGTTGTCAATCACCATTAAAGACATGGTGACTAAGCAGTATTATTGTTGGGCAACTCGTGAATTTGAAGCACCAGAAGGTGTAGAGTCTCACATCTTTTGGAATGAGCAAGAGATGCTTAGGAGTTTTCTTGGTTGGTGGGTTGAGAATACACCTGATATCTTGACTGGTTGGAACGTGAATCTTTATGATGTTCCATACATTGCTCGTCGTGTTAATCGTGTGTTAGGTGAGAAATGGATGAAGAGTCTATCACCATGGAACCGTGCAAATGAGAGGGAAGTCTATGTCCAAGGGCGTAAAAATTATGCTTATGATATCTCTGGTGTCAATATTCTTGACTACCTTGATCTATATCGTAAGTTTACATACACAAATCAAGAGTCTTACCGACTTGACCACATCGCTTTCGTCGAACTTGGTCAGCGAAAAGTTGATCACTCTGAATATGAAAACTTCAAGGACTTCTATACCTCTGATTGGCAGAAGTTCATGGAATATAACATCCAAGACGTTGAACTAATTGACCGTCTTGAAGATAAGATGAAGTTGCTAGAACTAGCAATTACTATGTCTTATGATGCGAAGGTAAACTTTGAAGATGTGTACTCACAGGTTCGTATGTGGGATACTATCATTTATAATTACTTACGTGGCAAAAACCTTGTTGTCCCACCCAGAAAGGGATCTAAAAAAGATGAAAAATACGCAGGAGCATATGTTAAAGAACCGAAACCAGGATGCTATGATTGGGTGGTTAGTTTTGACCTCAATAGCTTGTATCCTCATCTTATTATGCAGTACAACATCTCGCCAGAAACACTCAGGGAGACTAGACATCCCAGTGCAAGCGTTGAACGGATTCTAAATCAGGAGATTGATATCGATCCTGAGTTTGCTACATGTGCTAACGGTGCTCAGTATCGTAAGGATGTGTATGGATTCTTACCAGAAATTATGCAGAAGATTTATGATGAGCGAACGATTTATAAAAAGAAAATGCTTCAAGCGAAGCGGGATAATGAAGTTTCGCCAAGTGCCAAACTACAAAAAGATATTAGTAAATTCAATAACATCCAGATGGCGAGGAAGATCCAACTTAACTCTGCCTATGGTGCAATCGGTAACCAATACTTCAGGTATTACAATCTTGCGAATGCTGAAGCGATTACCCTCTCAGGACAGGTTAGCATCCGTTGGATTGAAAACAAAATGAATAAGTATCTAAACAAGATACTTAAAACAGAGGAGGAAGATTATGTTATTGCTAGTGATACTGATAGTATCTACCTCAACCTTGGTCCTTTGGTCGAGACTGTATACAAGGGCAGAGAGAAAACTGATAAGAGCATTGTTTCGTTCCTTAATAAGATCTGTGAGTTGGAACTTGAGAAGTATATTACAAGTTCTTATGAAGAATTGGCCGAGTACGTAGGTGCTTATGAGCAGAAGATGTTCATGAAGAGGGAGAACATTGCCAACAAAGGTATATGGACTGCTAAGAAACGTTACATTCTTAATGTGTGGGATAGTGAAGGTGTTCGATATGAGAAACCTAAACTTAAGATCATGGGTTTGGAGGCAGTTAAGTCTTCTACTCCTGCTGCCTGTCGTACAGCAATTAGAGATTGTATGACTGTTATTATGAATAAAGATGAGGATGCAGCACAGAAATTTATTTCTGATTTTAGGGAAGAGTTTACATCATTACCTGTTGAAGATATATCATTTCCAAGAGGTTGTAATAATCTAAATAAGTGGGCACATCCTGCTACTCTTTACGCAAAGGGAACACCTATTCATGTTAGAGGAGCATTACTATATAATTTTCACAATAAGAAAAACAAATTGAAACATAAGTATCCCTTAATACAGGATGGCGAAAAGATTAAATTTGTATACTTAAAGACACCCAATAAGATTGGGGAAAATGTGATCAGTTTTCTGGGCACTTTCCCTCGTGAGTTTGGGCTTGACAAACAGGTGGACTATGACTTACAATTCAGCAAGAGTTTTCTTGAACCAATTAAAGTCATTATGGATACGATAGGGTGGAAGCCAGAAAAAATTGCTAACCTTGAATTTTTATTCGGATGACCACATACATTGTTGAATATCAGAAAGCCTTTAGTGCTGGTAGAATGCCAGAGGAGAAGGAGTTCTTCGACAAAGACGAAGCAAAATGGTTTGAACGTGCCATGAAACGTTCTAATTACATTACAAAATTATTTAAGAAAGATTAATGAGTTTTCTAACAGATGTAGCAAAGGAGATTGGTAATGAGTATGCAGGACTTGTTAGTGATGGTGTCTCAGCAGGAGACAGTGCTGATTTCATTGATACTGGTAGTCACATTTTCAATGCTTTAGTTAGCGGTTCAATCTACGGTGGAGTTCCCTCAAATAAAATCACTGCTATCGCTGGTGAGTCTTCTACTGGCAAGACTTTCTTTTGCCTTGGGATTGTTCAGCATTTTCTTGACAGCAATCCCGATGCTGGAGTAATTTATTTTGAATCTGAGTCTGCTATATCTAAGCAGATGATTGAAGATCGTGGCATTGCATCTGATCGTATGTTGATAGTTCCTGTTGCAACTATCGAACAGTTCCGAACTCAAGCATGTAGAATCTTAGACAATTATGTAGAACAACCAGAAGATAAGCGTCAACCCTTAATGTTTGTTTTAGATTCTCTAGGTATGCTTTCTACAGAGAAGGAGATTGCAGACGTTGCAGCAGATAAACAGGTACGTGATATGACTAAGAGTCAACTTATTAAGGGTGCGTTCCGTGTTCTTACTCTTAAGTTAGGTAAAGCAAATGTCCCAATGCTCGTTACTAATCATACATATGATGTAATTGGTTCTTATGTGCCTACGAAAGAAATGGGAGGTGGAAGTGGACTCAAATACGCTTCATCAACAATTATATATCTATCAAAAAAGAAGGAAAAGGATGGTACTGAGGTTGTTGGAAATATTATCAAATGTAAAACCCAAAAATCAAGACTAACGAAAGAGAATTCTCAAATTGAAACACGTTTGTATTATGATAAAGGTCTTGATAGGTATTATGGATTGCTAGAATTGGGTGAGAAGGGTGGACTATGGAAGAATGTAGCAGGTAGATATGAGATGAACGGTAAGAAAGTTTATGCCAAACAAATACTTAAGGATCCAGAAACATATTTTACTGCTGAAGTGATGCAAGCACTTGATGAAATTGCTGCACAGGAGTTTCGTTATGGAAGTTAATCCTTTAGAGGTTTCTTTATCAGATGTAATCAAACCTTGCGAAAGACTTATAGATTATATAAAAGTCTATGATGATATTTGTGATAAAGAACTCTGTCATGATATTATAAAATCATTTAACTCTTCGGAAGATCATCACGCATATATCGATAGATCACAAAGACCTACGTTTACTGAGATGAATATATCTGAACGGTATACGGCAAGGGATGTTGAATGGATGAGTCATCAAGCACAAGTTCAATCTCATTTTATTGAAGCTGTTAGTCGGTACGTAGATGAAGTGGATTTAGGTCCAGATTTTCCTGTTAAATATGCTTTTGAGGAGTATAGAATTAAACGATATCGTGAAAATTCTGATGATGCATTTGCAGATCATGTTGATGTTGGAGATCATAATTCTGCCCGTAGATTTTTGGTATGTTTTTTATATTTGAATGACGTTGAGGAAGGTGGAACTACAGACTTCCCAAAAATTAATCATGCAATTACTCCAAAGTGTGCTAGAATATTAATGTTCCCTCCAAATTGGATGTATCGCCATGCAGGTCGTCCAGTTACCAAAGGTACAAAATACATTCTCGGATCTTATCTTCACTACCTATGAATCTAGAAGTAACTATTCTCAGTAATCTGGTATACAGTGAAAAGTATACCAGAAAGGTATTGCCATTCCTTAAATCAGAATACTTTACTGCACGTGAACACAAGATTATTTTCTTAGAGATTCATGAATATGTTAGTCAGTATGATTCATTACCTTCTCTTAATGCTTTAGGAATTGAGTGTCAGGAAAGAACTGATCTATCGGAAGAACAATTTAAAGATGTTATTGGAGTTCTAAATGTTCTTTCTGATGATATATCAGACCATGACTGGTTACTAGATGCTACCGAGAAGTGGTGTCAAGAACGTGCGATCTACCTATCTCTTATGGAGAGTGTTAA